CCGTATTATAAAGCGTTTGTGAAGTTTGGTCGTTATTGTGTTTCTATCCGTGCTGTTAATCCTGCAAGATTTATGGAATGGGTACTGAAACAAAACAAGAAGATTGATCACTGGTGCCGTGATGTAGTTTATACCGAGTACTTGACATTCTACTTGGGTGTGGAAAGTGTAACAGATGCCCTGGCTCGAGCAATGGAGTTTGGTATTGACTGGTCAGAAAAGACCGGCAACCCACCGCATGATTGTTTGCGCTATGGTGGTACCAACGCAATGGTATATGCGGTCACAGCTGGCAGGATCAGCCCTTGGATAATCTTCAACAGTGAATCTGGGCAGAAGTTTTTGAGTGAACTCAATGCCGAACAGATTGCCATAGTGTATCCGTACATAGACGTGGATCACTGGCAGAAACGATTTCAAGACTACCCGTCAGATCAAGAGTATGCTAAAGAAATATTAATGCAGGCAGGTTGGTAATGAGCGCAGATATTGATATTGACTTTGCTGATCGCAGTCAGTTGTTGGAATTGATCCAGCATACTCCTGCACGGCAATTGCATCAAGGGCAAGTGCGTCGACACAATTCTGGTGTTTATGTAACAGACATTCCGTTAGATCCTGTGAATCGTTGTGCAGCCATTGATTACGAAGCCGCAGAACAATTGGGCTATTTTAAAATTGACCTGTTGAACATGAGTGTTTATCAGTTGATCACCAGTCCTGACCACTATGCCACAGCAGTGTCTACAGAACCCGATTGGAGCAGACTATGGCAAGACTCAGAGTGGGCAAAACAGTTGGCACACGTTGGCAACTACACAGACTTGTTAACGGAAATGCAGCCAGATTCGATTCCACGAATGGCAGCGTTTATCAGTATCATTAGGCCAGGCAAAGCACACTTGCAACGACTGCCTTGGAACACTGTGTTTGAAACAGTGTGGGATGGTGATGCTAGCCGTGGATTTGTATTCAAACATGCACACGCCATTGGCTATGCAGCTCTGGTAGCATTACATATGAATCTGCTTACTCCATCCGCCTGACAAGAGTAATACTTTTTCTCTTTCCCTTCTTCAGCGCAATATCTGCAAGACTACACACAGGCCCGTGTAGTATTTCTAGGTCTTTGTTGGCAAATGTACGCAGGCAAGGCTTGAACATTTCCCAATCTTTCTTTAGAAAAATGTTGATGGGAATGCTGCGATTGCTTTCCCACCACCATATATTGGCCAACTCCAAAAACTTCTGTTTCATTGCAGAGTCATGTATACTGCCAAAGTCGTATATGGTTGTGATGGCAGCATCTTGATTCTGAACAATCCCCACATATTCCGTGGATGAATACACGCACAGCGTGATAAACGGATATTGGTCAGTTAGTTTTGTAAAGATATCGTTGCCCATCTGAATATTTATGCACTAGCATTTTGGTCAATTCCAAAGAGTCGCTGCTTGCTATTTGCTGGCGCTAAATACATCATATGTATTCAACCACTGTATACCTTTACCAGCAAGTAATTAGAGTTTTGACTCCCGACACCAGTGGCGCTTATTTCAATCTGAGGTACAATCCTGTGTATGCTAAAAAACTAACAATTAACAAAGGTGTTGACAATGTGGTGTTGTTTGAATTCATCAATCAAGATGAAAAACCTGTGAACATCACTGGCAGCGCACTGACATTTAGAATTGTCAGTCAAAACGGCGCAGAGGTATTGGCACAAAAAGACATGGTCATTATCAATGCTGCTTATGGTCGTGCCAAAGTAACGCTGACATCGGCAGATCTAGCCGTTGTACAGGCACAGCCGGCAGGCTACAGTATTGTGCGAGCCAGTGGCAATCTAACACAAGCAGTGTTCACTGATGCTCAAGCTGGTGCGCGGGCACCAGTTGACATTGTGGACAGTGTATATCCAGAATTTGTTCCCAGTGTTGAACTGACCATTCCCACTGTTAATCTGTCAGCACAGACCAGTTATGGCGGCAGTAGTGGGTCACAATATCCGGATTGGGCCCTGCAGGCAGGTCAACCCATTGGCTCAACTACACCGTATCAGTCCACTGAATATTTCAGCAGTCAGATTGAGCCAATGGGTCCAGTGACCAGCATACAGATGGATCTGTATGGTTATACCGGCACAATCAAAGCACAGGCAGCAGAAACTTACCAAAGCATCTGGTATAATGTAACACCGTCTACTCAGTACTTGAATGCAACTGAAACTATTCATATGACCGTGATTGGATGGCACCCACTGCTGCGCCTGTGCTTCAACAACAGTGTGACCACAACTGGCATCAACGGAACAAACTTCGGCGTAGCAGCACAGGCCAATGCTGTGGTAACTGACGGAGTTGTTACCAGCGTGTCTGTTACCAGCCCAGGATCTGGATACCAAGCACCACCGTTGATTACATTTGTGGGCAACGGCGCTGGCGCTGCTGCAACATCCACAATCGGAGCAGATGGTGTACTGACTGGAATCAATCTGGTAACCGGCGGTTCGGGATATCGTCCCAATCCCTACACCATGTTGTCGATTGCTGTGATAATATCCACTGGACATGTGGAAAACATAAAATACCGTTAAACCAAAACAAGTTGATTGTTACAGTAAAACATGTTATAATACTAACATGATCGATGTGTTGGCATTTTTACCTGCAAAAAGAAAACAGTCTGGTTCTGGATGGCTCAGTTTCAATGCACCCTGCTGTGTACACAACGGCAATAGCCAGGATCGCAGAAGCAGAGGCGGCATTAAACTGTCTGAACAAGGGTGGAGCTATCATTGTTTCAACTGTGGGTATACTGCAAGTTTTATCCTGGGACGCAACATTGGATTCAAAGCTCGTCGTCTGCTTGAATGGCTAGGCGTTCCAGAAAACGATATCAATCAAATCAATCTTGAAAGCATGCGCCATCGCAGCATGGAAGGTATGCTGGAGGATCGGCAGCGTGTGTGGAATCACTTGTCGCCAATAGAATTTAAAGAAGCAGATCTTCCTAATTTTGTAGATTTTGTAACACCCAACAGCGCTGAAGAATGGGCGTATCTACAAAGTAGACATGTGCCAGAAGATTATCCTGTAATGGTAGCAGCAACAGGCTTTGCTAGAAAAGGTGTTGTGGTTCCATTTACATACAACAACCGAGTTGTGGGCAGTACAATACGATTTTTAGACAATCGCAATCCACGCTACATCAATGACATGCCCCGGGGCTATGTGTTTGGCATGGATCTACAACAAACAGGTTGGCAACATGTGATTGTGACCGAAGGCATCTTTGATGCATTATGCATCAGCGGCCTGGCTGTCATGCACAATGAGATAAGTGACGAGCAGGCAAGATTGATACGCAGCTTAGGACGCGATGTCACTGTGGTGCCAGATCAAGATTCAGCAGGTGTCAATCTAATAGACCGTGCAGTGGAGTTGGGCTGGGCAGTGAGCATACCCGAGTGGCCAGATCCGGTGAAAGACGTCAATGACGCTGTGAAATTGTGGGGAAAGCTGCCAACCTTGCTAACTATACTGCAATCAAGAGAAACAAGCCGAATAAAAATTGAGTTGCGGAAACGCCAACTTGAAAAGAAAATCAACAGACCAAGAGAATTACTAGATGCTTAAAGAATACGGATTAGATGTACAGAGATTGTTTCTGGAAATGATGCTAGAAGATGCTGCCAGCTATGTGCGGGTGCAAAACATTTACAATCCAGCCAACTTTGATCGCAGTCTAAGACCAGCAGCAGAGTTTATCAAAGAACATTCTGAAAAACACAAGACCTTGCCGGATCGCACACAGATCTCGGCAACAACCGGCGTTAAGCTGGCCGCAGTGCCAGACCTGAACGAAGGACACTACGAGTGGTTCATGACTGAGTTTGAAGCGTTTACTAGGCGTCAAGAACTTGAGCGGGCCATTTTAAAAAGTGCTGACCTGTTGGAAAAAGGCGAGTATGATCCTGTAGAAAAACTGATCAAAGATGCAGTGCAGATCAGTCTAACAAAAGACATGGGTACTGATTACTTTGCTGACCCTGCTGCTAGAATTAACCGATATTTCAATTCAGGTGGACAAGTCAGCACAGGTTGGCCACAAGTGGACAAGCTGTTGTATGGTGGATTCAGTCGTGGCGAACTGAACATTTTTGCCGGTGGCTCAGGATCAGGCAAAAGTTTGGTCATGATGAACATTGCACTGAACTGGTTACAGCAAGGACTTTCGGGTGTGTATATCAGTCTTGAATTGAGTGAAGAACTTACCAGTTTGCGAACCGATGCCATGTTGACCAACATGAGTACTAAGGACATTCGCAAAGACATTGACACAGCAACATTAAAAGTCAAAATGACTGGTAAGAAATTTGGACAGTATCGTGTCAAAGCATTGCCGGCACAGAGCAATATCAACGATATCAGAAGTTACATCAAAGAAGTACAAATTCAAACTGGCATCCGAGTGGATTTTATCATGTGTGATTACTTGGACTTGTTGATGCCGGTGAGTGCCAAGGTCAGTCCCAATGACCTGTTTGTCAAAGACAAGTATGTGAGTGAAGAACTGCGCAACTTGGCCAAAGAACTGAATGTGTTGTTTGTGACTGCATCGCAGTTGAATCGATCGGCTGTGGAAGAAATTGAGTTTGATCACAGTCACATATCCGGCGGTATTTCAAAGATCAACACAGCAGACAAT